CAGTAACATTTGAGTTCCAGGTCATCGGCGTTCCGGCTGAGTCCTTTAGCTAATCGGAGAATCGGGATATGAAACTACCAATCACAATTACATATACCTCGGGATCTATTGAAACCTACACCGCGCAACCGCCGGAGTGGGCTAAGTGGGAAAGGGAAACCGGCAACAAGATCACGCACGCCGAAGGAAACATCGGCATTTGGGATCTTATGTTCTTGGCGTATCACGCTCACAAGCGTCAAGCCGCAGGACTACCGGTCAAACCTTTTGATGTCTGGAGCCTTACGGTCGAGGACGTTGCGGCAGGTGAGTCCGACCCAAAAGTCACCCAACCGGAAGCCTGAGCCGGCTCATCGTCGAATTGGCGATAGCGACCAGAATTCCGATGAGTGAGTGGACGGATGCATCAGACATCCTGACCGCTCTCGAAATATTGAAGGAGCGCAAGTGACCGAGCCAGCATTAGCCTTCGACAAGAAGGAACTGCGTTCGGTCATAGGCGCATTCAAAGCGATGAACGACCAAGCCACCGACGAAGCGAAGAAAATGGGTTATGAGCTGGCGCAATATGCGGCGCAGGAAGTCAGGAAAGCCGCGCTCACTCGCACAGTCAATCCGGTCGCGGTTCGGCGAATCGCAGATGGTGTGCGCGTTAGCAGAACCTCAAAAGTCGGTGAATTCTCATATGGGTTCGCCAGTCAGCGTTTTAGCGGTGGTGGCACGACGAAAGAACTATGGCGTGGTTTTGAGTTCGGTTCTAATCGATTCACACAATTTCCAAAACGCACTCCGCGATCCTCGGGGCGTGGGAATACTGGCTACTTCATCTATCCGACACTCCGTCGCATTCAGCCTCAACTAGTCGCCCAATGGGTCGAAGCCTTTGATCGCATTTTGAAGAAGTGGACTTGAAATGGCTGAATTCCGAACGCTAAAACTTTCCATCCTTGCCGATGTCGATAACCTCAAAAAGCAACTTGGTCAGGGTGAGAAGGAAGTTCAGACCTTCGGCAACAAGGTCGCTGAGTTCGGCAAGAAGGCAGCCCTAGCGTTTGCCGCCGCCGCAGCCGCGGCAGGAGCCTACGCGGTCAAGCTCGCAGTCGATGGAGTCAAAGCCGCAATCGAGGATGAGAAGGCGCAGGAATCGCTACGTCGAACCCTGGTCAACGTAACCAGCGCAACCGAAGCTCAGGTCGCAGCCACCGAGGACTTCATCGAGAAAACCGCACTCGCTACCGGCGTCGCGGATGATCAACTTCGACCAAGCCTGGATCGACTTGTTCGAGCGACCGGCAATCTCGAAAAGGCTCAGAAGCTTCAAGCCCTTGCGCTTGACGTATCGGCTGGTTCAGGTCGTAGCCTGCAAGCGGTCACGGAAGCTCTCTCAAAGGCTCAGGAAGGCAATCTAGGCGGTCTAACGCGTCTGGGTGTGGGTTTATCTAAGGCTGAGGTCGCAACCCTCTCATTCGACCAAATAACCCAGAAACTAGGGCAGACCTTCTCGGGTCAGGCAGCCGCAGCCGCTAACACTTTCCAGGGTCGTCTCGATCGTCTCAAAGTCGGCTTCGACGAAGCTAAGGAGTCGGTCGGGTTTGCTTTGCTCCCAATCCTCGAAAGACTCATCAATTTCGTCAACGCTAACGTGGTGCCGGTTATCAACCGATTTACCGAGTCATTCGGTGCGCCTGGCGGTCTTGCCGATAACATCCAAAAGACCGTGGACATCGTGCTTCGGGTTTTGCGTCCGGCATTCGAAGGCGCGGTCAGCCTTTTCAACCGCGTTCGAAACGCCATCAGCGACAACCGAGAATCGTTCAGCGCATTTGCAGACTTGATCCAGACTTACATCGCACCGACCATCGGCAAGGTGCTAGGTGGTGCGCTCAAAGGCTTAGGCGTCATCGCTGAGGGAGTCATCAAGGTTATCGCGACGGTGGCGAAGGTCATCACCGCAACCGTCGAAGCTGCCATCATCGGCATAAACGCCCTCATCAAGGCTTACAACGCGGTTCCATTACTTCCTAACATTCCAACCATCGCATCACCGTCAGGCGGTGCGGTATCACCTTCCGCGCCATCCATCCGAGCAATCGAGCGCGGTGTTCCAACCGCGAGCGCACCAGCAGCTTCGGCAGTCGCACCGGTAACGAATAACATCACCGTCAACGGAGCAATCGACTCAGAGTCAACCGCTCGCCAGATTGCCCGAGTTCTCACCGAGTCAGCATCGCGTGGCACCGGTGGCGGCGGCGGCTTCTTAGGCGGTGTCCTCGTAACGTGACCGCCTGGACTCCCGACTATCGCATCAAGGCTAACGGCGACACAATCACCGGAATCACGTTGGTCGGCTTCTCAATCACCTCTGGTCGAACCGACGTCAACGCTCAGGCTCAGGCTGGCTATGCGGCGATTCGCGTCCTCAATCTCACCAATCAGGTCTATTCCTGGGGCATCAACACCGCGATCAATATCGAAGTCAAAGATACGACGAACACTTACGTTCCGATTTTTGGTGGTCGAATCTCAGACATAGCGGTAGGAGTCGAGCGCACCGGATCAGCTGCAACCGTCACCGTCCTAGACATTTATGCGCTTGGGGCTTTGGCAAAGCTCCAGAATGCGGTCTGGGAAGGATCGCTGAGCAAAGCATTTGACGGCATTCAGATTCGAACCATTCTCGAAAGCCTTTTGACGAATTCATGGAATGAGGTTGCAACCTCTGAAACCTGGAACTCCTACGACCCGACCGTTGCCTGGGAGGACGCCGAAAACGTAGGCATAGGCGAAATCGACGAAGGCGAATACGAAATGATCAGCCGATCGGCTGCGCCGGTCAATATGTATTCCTACGTTTCAGATATTGCCAATTCCGGCATCGGTTATCTCTATGAGGACGCAAACGGTTTGATTTCCTATGGAGACGCAGACCACCGGCAGGATTACCTAGTCGCCAACGGTTACGTCAACCTCGACGCCAATCATGCGCTCGCGGAGGGTATCCGCTCAACGACGCGCCAGGGCGATATCGTGAACGACCTGGTCATCAACTATAAAAACAATTTCGGCACGTCCTACACCTACACCGACCAGACTTCCATCGACACTTATGGACTTTATGCCAGGACGATCAATTCGCTGATCGATGACGACCCAGACGCCGAAGCGGTGGCTGAACGTTTCGTGACGTTCCGCTCTACTCCGAAATCCAAATTCGATTCGATTACCTATGCCCTGCAAAACCCAGAACTAAGCGATGCAAACCGAGATGACCTTCTCAACGTGTTTATGGGCATGCCGGTGGCAATCGCTAACCTGCCGGCAAACATCAACGGCGGTTCGTTCGTGGGTTACGTCGAAGGCTGGACGTTTCGATCGACACTTTCAGGACTTTCCCTGAGCCTTACCCTCAGCCCGACCGAATTCTGGACGGTCGCGCAGGATTGGGATCAGGTAACGGCTACCCTCGAATGGGGTGACGTAGATGCTACACTTACATGGCAGAATGCGATAGGAGTTATTAGCTAATGGCAACCACGACAATCTTCGGAATCGATCTACCCGACGATACCGATCTGGTCAAAGATGGCGCGTCTGCCATGCGAACAATCGGTAACGGTTTCGATGACGGATTAGGCAAGGTCACGCTGAACGACCAGACCGCGACCTACACCGCAGTTCTGACCGACAACCGAAACAAGCTCGTTCGCATGAACGTCGCTTCGGCTAACGATTTCCTTATTCCGACCAACGCCAACGTTGCTTTCCCAATCGGTTCGGTCATCAACGTCACTCAGCTTGGAACCGGTGCAACCACCATCAAGGCGGTCACATCAGGCACGACCACCATCACATCGACCGGAGCAACATCAACCGCGCCGGTGCTTCGAGCTCGCTACTCGGCGGCTTCATGCATCAAGGTCGGAACCGACACCTGGCTAGTGGTAGGCGACCTTACCTAATGCTTCTCATTCCAGGGATTATTGGCTCAGGCGTGCAGTTAGGCGATTTCGAGTCTATCGCAACCGTCACCGTAGGTGCTGGTGGTGCTGCCGATATTACCTTCTCATCTATTCCATCAACCTATCAACATATTCAGGTGCGCCTTTCTTGCCGAGATAATCGCGCTGCCGCAGTCAATACGATTTTTATTCAAGTAAACGGAGACACCGGCAACAATTACGCCTTACACGCCCTAGCCGGAGACGGTAGTAACGCCTCAGCCACCGGTTCATCATCTGTTGCAAGGGGAGCATTACTACTCGCACCGTCGGCATCTGCCACAAGCAACGTGTTTGGTTCTGCCGTTGTCGATGTTCTAGATTATGCCAACACTAATAAGAACACCACCATTAGAACTCTAGGCGGATACGATGCAAACGGTGCCGGTCATATCCGTTTATTTTCGAGTTTGTGGAATAACACAAATGCGGTGAATTCGTTGAAACTATTTCCGGACGGTTCGGCTTCATTCGTTCAATATACCCACGCAGCCTTATACGGAATCAAGGGATAACAATGCCAAAGACCTATGAGCCGATCGCGACGACGACTTTGGGAAGTGCTGCTGCAACCGTCACATTTTCAACAATTCCCGGAACTTACACCGATTTAGTATTGATTGG